ACAATAGACAGTGCAGTTCTTGCAGGACCTATTACTGTTCCTGCAACTATAACAGTAACGGGGACTTTAGTAATAGTGTAATGTCAAAAATAGAAGTAGATGCAATAGATAAACAAAGTGGCTCAACCTTAACATTAGGTGGATCAGGCACAGCTGTAACTCTAGCGTGTGGTGCTACTCAAACGGGATTTGGTAGAACAGGAACTGTTGATTGGCAGACAACTAAAAAAACAACTGATTTTACAGCTGTCAATGGTGAAGGATATTTTGTTGATACAGGAAGTGGAGTGGTTACAGTAACGCTACCAGCATCACCTAGTGCTGGAAATATTGTATATATAAAAGATTATGATGGAAATTTTGGATCTAATAAATGCACTCTTGCAAGAAATGGCTCTAACATCAGAGGAGCAACAGATAATATTGATTTAGAAAAAAATAATGCAGGTGTGGTTTGTATTTACGTAGATGCAACAGAAGGTTGGCAATTATTTTTTGATGGTTCTGACGCTGATGCACAAGCAACTTTTTTAGAAGCTACGGGTGGAACAGTATCTTGTGCTGGTAATTTTAAAATTCATAAATTTACGGGCCCAGGAAGTTTTGATGTTAATCAATTAGCAAGCTCTCCAGGAAATAATGTAGTAGATTATTTAGTAGTGGCTGGTGGAGGTGCTGGTCTAAGCGGAAATGCAGGAGGTGGAGGTGCTGGAGGATACAGAGAATCACACAATCCTACAACATCAGGATGTTATACGGCTAGTCCTTTAGCAGCTCCTAATTCCCCTTCTTCAGCTTCCATACCAGTTACACTAACATCTTTTCCAGTTACAGTCGGTGCTGGAGGTGCAGGGATTGCACCACCAGGTCCTTCTGCTCAACCAGCAAATCCAGGTTCAAATTCAACTTTTTCAAGTATAACATCAGCGGGTGGCGGTTCAGGGGGTTCGTATATTAACGATACTCCTGGAAATAGATCTGGACAACCGGGTGGATCAGGTGGTGGGGGATCAATTTCTACTACATCTAATCCAGGTAGTGCATCCGGTGGAAGTGGAAACACACCTCCGGTCGCCCCGGCCCAAGGCACAGATGGTGGAACTGGTCATTATACTCCAAGTGCAAACTCTGGAGGTGGTGGAGGTGGTGCCACTGAAGCAGGTCAAAATTCAACAGCACCTTCTGGACCAGGCAATACAGCAGGTCGAGGTGGTGCAGGAACAACTTCAGAAATTTCAGGAGCTTCAACAGCTTACGCTGGTGGTGGTGGCGGTGGAGCTGGTGCAAGTTGTAAAGGTGGAGCAACAAGCCCTTGTGGAACAGGAGGATTTGGTGGAGGAAATGCACCTACTCCTACACCTGCGCCTTCAAGAGGTGCTCCTCAACCTCTTCAACCTACACTTCCAACCGCACCTGCTAATACTACAAGTAGTGGAGTGACTAATACAGGTGGTGGTGGCGGGGCTAGTAATGGTACGCAAAGTGGAAGTGGTGGATCAGGAATTGTAATAATAAGGTATAGGGCAAGATAAAAGTTATGACAAGTACAATTAAAGTAAATACGATAACAACAGAATCAGGATCTACATTAACCATAGGTGGATGTGGAAAAACTGTTGCATTAGCATCAGGTGCATCACAAACAGGTTTTGGTAGAACAGGAACTGTCGATTGGCAAACAACACCAAAGACTACAACATTTACAGCAGCAAATGGAGAAGGTTATTTTGTAGACACATCAAGCGGAGGTGTGACTGTAAATTTACCCGCAGGAACTGCTGGAGCAATTGTTGCTTTTGCAGATTATACAAGAACTTTTGGAACAAACCCATTAACAATTAGTCCAAATGGTTCTAATAAAATTGGTGGAGTTGCAGCCGATGCATTTTTAGATGTAGATGGTCAATCAGCAACTTTTGTTTTTGTTGATGCTACTGAAGGCTGGATTAACATTCAAGAAACTCAAACATCTCAAATAGGAAATGCTTTTATACAAGCCAGTGGCGGAACAGAATCAACATCTGGTAATTGCAAAATTCATACATTTACAGGACCAGGAACTTTTACAGTTTCAAAAATTGCGTGTGTTGCAGCGAATAATGTAGTTTCTCATTTAGTTATAGCAGGTGGTGGTGCGGGAGGCACACCCACTGGATCAGGTGGATCAGGTGGAGGAGGAGCTGGAGGGTTTAGAGAAGTTAAATCTCCAACAACACCTTACACGGCAAGTCCACTTGATGGTTACTCTTGTGCTCCAAACAGAGTTACAGTTACAGCAACAGCTTTTCCAATAACTGTTGGGGGAGGGGGTGCAGCTCCATCACCTGGACCTGGTGGTGCGTGTGGTGCTGGAAATTCTGGAAACCCTTCGACTTTTTCTACGGTAACATCGGCTGGTGGTGGCGGCGGAGGAGGTAAAGACTCTGCAGGCTGTGGAGATAATGGTGTTGCTGGAGGATCAGGCGGTGGAGCAAGATATGGACCTCGTACGGCAGGTGCAGGAAATACTCCTCCTGTCAGTCCTCCTCAAGGTCAAAATGGTGGAGCTTCTCCTTCTCAAACAAGATCTGCTGCAGGTGGTGGTGGAGCTGGTGCAGTTGGTTCTAATGGTGCACCGGGTTCAAGTTATCCTACAGGATCCCAACCAGGTGGAGATGGTGGAGATGGTGTGACATCAGAAATTACAGCTAGTCCTGTTTCTTATTCAGGAGGTGGTGGAGGTGGTAGATATGCTGGCACAAATGGTGCTGGTGGAACAGGTGGCGGTGGAACTGCAGGAAATCCTGGAGTCAACGGAACAGATAACACTGGTGGTGGAGGTGGTGGTGGCTCTTATCCAGCAAGTGGCACAAGCGGTGCAGGTGGATCTGGTATAGTAATAATAAGGTATAAATTTCAATAGGTAAATTATGAGTGAAATAAAAGTAAATAAAATTAGTCCAAGAACAAATTGTGGTACAGTTACATTAGGAGATAGTGGAGATACATTCACAATTCCTGCAGGTGCAACAATTAATAACCAAGGAACGGCGACAAACTTTGGTCCCACAGGATCAGTATCTTGGGAAACAACAGTTAAGACAGCAGGTTTTACAGCAACAGCTGGTGAGGGATATTTTATAGATACATCAAGTGGTGCGATATCAGTCAATCTTCCAGCAGGAACTGCAGGAGCAGTTGTTGGTTTTTCAGATTATGCACAAAATTTTGACACACACGCATTAACATTAGTTCAAAATGGCTCAGATAAAATTGCTGGTAGCACTAGTAATAGTGTTATTAGTACAGAAGGTGTAGCAGTAACTTTAGTTTTTGTAGATTCTACAAAAGGTTGGATTGTTACAGATTCAGGTCTACAATCAGATGCACCTGGACCAGTATTTGTGTCTGCTACTGGTGGTAACTCGACAACAACTGTTGGAGATTTTAAAATACATAAATTTTCTAGTCCAGGTACATTTTGTGTATCTAATGCAGGTAATCCAATAGGATCAAACACAGTTCAAGTTTTATTAGTAGCTGGTGGCGGTGGCGGTGGCGGTGACCGTGGTGCTGGAGCTGGAGGCGGCGGAGTTGTTTTAACACCTTGTGCAGGTGTTTCAGTTACTGCAACAGGGTTTCCAATATCAGTTGGTGGTGGTGGAACAGGAGGACCTGGTCCTGGACCTGGCCCTTCTAGAAATGGAACTCAAGGAACTAATACTACAGGAATTTCTCTTACAGCAGTTGGTGGTGGTTTTGGTGTTGGTGGTGGAGGAGGAGTTAATCCTGATTCAGGTGGACCAGGAGGATCAGGCGGTGGTGGAGCAGTTGGTGACCCCTCTTCTCAACCTCACGCAGGTGGACCAGGGACTCAAACATCACAATCTGGTAATTCTGGAACTTTTGGTTTTGGTAATAATGGTGGTGCTGGTAATCCTGCTGGACCTCCTAATCATAGTTCAGGTGGTGGTGGTGGTGGTGGCGCAGTTGGCGCAACTGGCGATAACTCTGGATCAGGTAATGGAGGAACAGGAAAAGATGCAACTCCAATTTTTGGAACAGCTCCTCAACCTTTTTATGAACCTTCAGCTGGTTTATATGCAGGCGGTGGAGCAGGAGGAGCTTCAGGTGGTGTAGGGGCAGGATCAGGAGGCACTGCTACTGCAGGTGGTGGCCCAGGTGGATCTAATCCAGGAGCACCGAGTTCTCCAAATGGTAGTGCTGGAACAACAAATACCGGTGGTGGAGGTGGTGGTGGAGCTAATACTCCAGGACAGGGTGCTGGTGCAAATGGTGGATCTGGAGTTGTTTTAATAAGATACAAATTTCAATAGTTGAAGGATAATTAAAATTAATATATAAGGAGAAACATTATGGCACATTTTGCAAAACTAGGAGCTAACGGAAAAGTTATTCAAGTGTTAACTATGGATAACGATAAGATGTTAAATGCTGATGGTGTTGAAGATGAAACAGTAGGTCAACAATGGTTAGAAACACACAACAACTGGCCTGCACAAATGTGGATTCAAACATCTTACAATACAGCAGGTAATGAACATAAATTAGGCGGAACACCTTTCAGAGGTAATTACGCAGGTATAGGTTATATTTGGGATGAAGATAACAATATTTTTTGGCCTAAAAAACCATATGCCTCTTGGGTAAAAGACACTGCAACTGCAAGTTGGAAATCACCAATCGGTGATGCTCCTGCATTAACTGCAGAACAAACTTCACAAAATGAAGCCGGCACTCATATGTGGTCTTATGTTTGGAATGAAGAAAGCCAGTCCTGGGACTTGACAGACGATAACGCATAAATTACAACGGTATGTGGTATGCAAAAGAAAGTATTATCTGAAATAGCACTATATTATGGTGATGTAACAATGCCTAAAGATTGGGACATTGACCGAAATAAATTAGAAAAAGATATTTTATCTAGTTGGATTCAAAACATAGAGTTTCCATTCTCAAGAACTTGGGATATGTTGAATACATATATGCGAGATCATATTGGTCTTGAATATGGTATCAATCTAATTAACAAAAATACGTGGGGTAATATTTATAAACCTACAGAAACTACAATTCCATTACTTAATATAGATCCAGTAGATTTACGTAACTCTCCAGATTATACGTTATTGTATGGTGTCAAAGTCAAAGATTGTATAGTTAGAATACACTATGAGGATAATAGACGTAAGGGTAGATCTTGGGATATACCATTAGAAAATAATCAATTTATTATGTTTCCATCGACTAATATGTATTACCTAACTAACAATCAAAAAGATAGTTTAAATTTTGTACAAACAATAACATATGAATACATTTAATGTTACAACTTGATATATTTTCTACTCCTGTATACATAGATGAAATTAAAAATTTTAATCTATCTGAAAATTTTTTAAATAAATTTAAAGAACGACAACAAGATATAAAAAAACAAAAACAAATTAAACCTTTAATTAAACACATAAAAAATTTATCTAATAAAATATTTAATGATAGTTATTTAATCGATTGTAAAAATTACAAAGTAGATGTTGTTTCTATGTGGATAAATAAACACAGATCAAACCAAAACCATCCACCTCATATGCATAGATCTAGTTTATTATCTGGAATTTATTTTCCTTGTGAAAACAATAATTATCCTGATTTAAATTTTTTAAGACCTTATGCAATTCCTTTTTTACCTATTACTAAAAAATTAAATAATATTAATTCTAACACGTGTAATTTACCTTATGTAAAAAATAGAATATATATGTTTCCATCTTATATTTATCATTTTGTAAACGTAAATAATTCTTTAAATACAAGAATAACAATTGCTTTCGATGTTTTATTGAGAGGAGTTTATGGAGAACAACAAGAAACATTAGATGTTGGAAAGTATAATATATGAATATATCTAATTATTATTGGTATTTTACTGGTGTATTAACACCTAAATTTTGTGATGATGTAATACAATATGCGTTGCAACAAAAAGAAGTTATGGCTAGAACAGGTGGTTACGGGGATAAAGAATTAAATAAACAAGAAGTATTAGATTTAAAAAGAAAAAGAAATTCTGATTTAGTATGGTTAAATGATACTTGGATATATAAGGAATTACATCCATATGTTCATAAAGCAAACAGAAACGCAGGCTGGAATTTTGATTGGGAAAGAAGTGAGTCTTGTCAGTTTACCAAATACAAATTAAACCAATATTATGATTGGCATTGTGATAGTTGGGATAAACCTTATGAAAAAGAGGGACCTGAAAAAGGTAAGATTAGAAAATTATCTATGACCTGTCAATTAACAGATGGTTCAGAATATAAAGGTGGTGAGCTAGAATTTGATTTTAGAAATTATGATCCACATATGCGAGACGAATCAAAACATAGAGTACAATGTAAAGAGATATTACCAAAAGGATCTATTATTGT